GGTAACGACGGTTCTATTCATAACGACGCTGAGATCATTGTGTACTACGAGCAACACGGGCCAGCAGAGCCAGTCCTACGCATACCCTTTTGGTACTGTAAGGACGAACTAGGGTTGTACGAGAACTTCGAGGCCTCAGTACGTAGGACAGCCAAAGCACTAGCAGAGTCCTACACGTACTGGCCCGAAGGGTACGTACACATTCAAACCATTATTAATCAGGAGTACGTAAATATGGTTTGATTCAGTAGCAAAAGTAGTGTATACTATTAGTATGTCTTGGGGAATTCCTCAGGACTAAAACCAAAGCAACCTTACGGAGATTATTCCATGACAGCAACAACAATCGAAGGCGTAGTTAACTTCAGCAACGTGACCCAACACGACGTGTTCAACGGTCAATCAACTGGAGCCTACTCCATGACAATCACAATGTCAGAAGAGGACGCAGCAGAGCTTGCAGCCAACGGTGTCAAGATCAAGGACTACCAAGGCAATAAGCAACGCAAGTTCAAGTCAAAGTACGAGATCAAAGTCTTCGACGAGGAAGGCACACCGTACTCCGGAGAAGTCCCATACAACTCCAAAGTCCGCCTGAAGTACAAGCTGGGACAGCCTCACCCAGTGCATGGCGTAGCGACCTACCTTGAGGCGGTCAAAGTACTAGAGGAAGCAGAGATTGCCGTAGGCGATGCCGCAGACTTCTAAGTTCCTACGACACGAGAGTTGTCCGGAGTGTGGTTCTTCGGACGCTCTCGCTATCTACAGCGACGGGGGCCAACATTGTTTTGGCGCTGGTTGCGACTATCACGTTCACGGTGGAGACAACATGGCTACAGAATTACCAAAAGCCAAGCCCTTGAATTTCAAGGGAGTGGTCTCAAGCATACCCCAACGGCGCATATCTCAGGACACCTGTGGGCGCTACGGGGTCACCGTTGAGTACACTTCCACAGGTGAAATAGACAAACACTACTACCCCTACTACGACTTGTCCACTGGTGACCTGTGCGCGGCAAAGGTACGCGAGGTTAAAACCAAAGGGTTCATGTCAATGGGGGACGTAAGCAACGTTGGCTTCTTCGGACAACAACAGTGCATCCGTGACACCTTCATAACGATTACTGAGGGCGAACTGGACGCCTTGGCAATCTATGAGATGTCAGGGAAGTCTTGGGATGTCGTTTCGTTACGGTCGGGCGCTAATAACGCCGCTAAGGAGATCAAGGCCCAACTAGAGTGGCTTGAGTCCTACGACACGGTAGTCCTCTGCTTTGACAACGACAAGGCAGGAGAAGAAGCAGTAGAACAAGTCAAGGACCTCTTCAGTCCTGACAAGCTGAAGATCTGCAAGCTACCCCTGAAGGACGCCAGTGACATGCTCATGGCGAACAAGGTCAAGGACTTTACGCAACACTGGTGGAGTGCTAAGACCTACAGGCCTGACGGTATCGTCGCTGGTACTGACACATGGGAAAAGCTGGTAGAAAAGAGGAACGTCAAGTCCATCCCGTACCCTTGGGAGGGCCTCAATCATATCACAAGAGGACACAGACCGTATGAACTCGTCACGATCACTAGCGGCAGTGGTATGGGAAAGTCCCAATTTATCAGAGAAATTGAGTACGATCTTTTACGCCGATGCGAAGGCAATATTGGAGTCTTGGCGCTTGAGGAAGATCTGGCCCGAACAACGCTTGGTATCATGTCGGTGGCGGCAAACAGGCCCCTTCACTTGGAAGAGGACACGCCTGTGGACCAACTACGACCGTTTTGGGAGAGCACACTGGGAACAGGACGTTACTACCTATTCGACCATTGGGGGTCAACTTCAGCAGACAACCTGCTCTCCCGTGTTCGCTATATGGCAAAAGCGCTTGACTGCCGGTACGTCATACTGGACCACCTGTCAATCGTCGTCTCTTCCCAAGAGTCAGGAGACGAGCGAAAGGCCATAGACGAGATCATGACCAAGCTACGGACTCTGGTAGCAGAGACGGGGATATGTCTGTTCCTCGTGTCACACCTACGACGATCCCAAGGTAAGGCACACGAGGACGGTGCTCAGATATCCTTGGGTGAGCTTCGGGGGTCTCAGGCAATTGCTCAACTCTCCGACATAGTCATAGGCATGGAACGGGACCAGCAACACGAGAACGAGGAAGTACGAAACACCACCACTGTTCGAGTGTTGAAGAACCGGTACACCGGAGAAACTGGACCGGCCTGTTGGTTAGCCTATGACCGTACCACGGGTCGTCTAACGGAAGTAGCTAATCCACACATTGGGAGTGACTTTTGATCTACCTTGACTTGGAAGCCAACGGCCTGACTCCTGACACCATCTGGTGCGTTGTGACTAGGGAAAACGGGGTAAATACCGTACACACTACCCCAGACACCCTCTGTAAGGCTCTAGAAGGCTCTGTGAGCGTTTGTGGACACAACCTAATAGGTTATGATATCCCAGTGCTGGAACGTCTCTGGGGGCTTTCTGTGGCCTCTGAGAGGGTAGTGGACACACTGGTACTGTCAAGGCTATACGACCCAAGCAGACAGGGTGGACATTCTTTGAGGTCATGGGGTGAAACCCTAGGCTTCCCAAAGGGTGACCATGATGACTGGTCTAGGTTGTCACAGGAGATGATCGACTACTGCATACGAGACGTGGAGGTAACCGAAGCAGTACACAAAAGCCTGACAAGGGACATGAAAGGGTTTGATCCTAAGTCCATCAAGCTGGAACATCAGGTGCAGTACGCTGTCCAGCAGCAGGAACGTAACGGGTGGGTCCTAGACCAACAACTGGCCCATGAACTTTTAGCAACATTCAAGGAGAGAATGAATGAAATTGAAGAGGAATTGCAGGAGAAGTTTCCTCCGATTGTACACGAACGCTATTCTGAGAAAACCGGTAAGCGTCTTAAGGACAGAGTTGAAATATTTAATGTTGGGTCTAGACAGCAAATTGCGAGACGCCTATCGACGCTTGGTGTGGTCTTCGATAAAGTTACGGAGAAAGGGAATCCCATCGTTGATGAGGCTGTACTAGACACCATTGACCTGCCAGAGGCTAAGTCCATTAGTGAGTACTTGATGCTACAAAAGCGATACGCACAGGTCCACTCATGGCTAGAACATGTGCAGGAAGACGGTAGAGTTCATGGTCGTGTCATTAGCAACGGCGCAGTCACTGGACGTATGACCCACCAGAGTCCCAACATGGCTCAAGTCCCAGCAAGCCACAGCCTCTACGGGCACGAGTGTCGCTCCTGCTGGACCGTACCTGTTGGGAAGAAGTTAGTAGGTTTCGACGCTAGTGGCCTTGAGCTACGAATGTTGGCACATTACATGAACGATAAGGAGTTTACCAATGTCCTCCTCACCGAAGACATCCATACCAGAAATCAAATGGCTGCAGGGCTTGAAACAAGACCTCAAGCTAAGACTTTCATCTACGCTTTCCTCTACGGAGCAGGAGACGCAAAGATCGGAACTATCGTTGGTGGAAGCGCAAAGGACGGCGCAGAACTTAAGCGACGATTTCTATCAAATACACCTGCTCTTGAAAGTCTACGAGAACGCGTTACTAGAGCTTCTGGGAGAGGCTATCTCACAGGACTTGATGGTCGAAGACTTAGAGTTAGATCTGAACATGCTGCACTGAATACGTTGTTACAGGCGGCAGGGGCTATCGTTATGAAGAAAGCCCTAGTCATACTGGACGACTACGCAACGCAGTGGAAACTAGACTACAAATTTATAGGAAACATACATGATGAAGTACAGTCGGAGGTGGCTGCAGACCAAGCAGAGAAGTACGGTTGGCTTGCAGTTGAGTGCCTCAAGGCGGCAGGGGTGGAGTACGACCTTAGATGCCCCCTTGACGGAGAGTACAAAGTTGGAACAACGTGGGCAGAAACCCACTGAGGGAAACGTATGAAAAGCGTGTACACATTGGTAGACGACATCTACAAACTGATGGAGACGAAAGAAGTAGCAGAAGGCGTGGATCTGGAAGCTGCTATTGATCTCTTCGGTGAGAACGTCAAGGACCTCATGCGTAAAGAGTTTGGTGAAAAGCGAAGTGACGGACGTAAGCTACGTATGTCCAACATTGGGCGCGAGGACAGGTATCTCTGGAACATCTATAATGACGTAGAGAAAACAGACGACATACAGGGTCACACCTATGTCAAGTTCCTCTACGGACACCTCATTGAGGAGATGTTACTGTTCCTAACGAGAGCTGCAGGTCATGAGGTAACGGATGAACAGAAGAAGTGCGAAGTTAATGGCATTACAGGTTCGATGGACTGTAAAATCAACGGTATTGTTACTGACGTTAAAAGCGTGTCAACTTATGGGTTTAGGAAATTCAAAGACGGCACACTGGCTTATGACGACCCATTTGGCTACGTGGCTCAAATTAAAGGATACGCGTATTCAGAGGGTGCTACTAAGTTTGGATGGTTAGCAATGGACAAGCAGAATGGACACTTGGCGTACCTCATGTACGACCAAGAGGACACTCAGGCCCCCGTGTACGACTTGATTAGCTACGACATATCGGAGCGTATTGACCACGTAAAAAAGTTAGTGGAGCAGCCGACACCACCGGACGTTTGTTACGGTACTATCGACGATGGAAAGAGTGGGAACCAGAAACTCGCCGTCGGATGCTCCTACTGCTCCTACAAAAAGGTATGCTGGCCTTCCGTTCGCGCCTTCGCCTATTCATCAGGTCCAAGATATTTAACAGAGGTTATCAATGAGCCGAAGGTCCCAGAAATCGAAATTTAGAAGCACGTTTGAAGACGATGTCAGCAAGATACTAGCAGGTTTTGACTATGAACCATTCACGATCCCTTACGTTATTAGTCGGTCTTACCGTCCTGATTTCGTACATAGTGCTTCCGGTACTCTTGTTGAATGCAAAGGATATTTTCGGGACGGAGACACGAAGAAGTACACCAGTATCAGAGACAGTCTTCCAGAAGGACAAGAGCTAGTGTTTGTCCTAATGCAACCCAACAAGAAAATACGTAAAGGTGCCAAAATGACTATGTCAGAATGGTGTGACAAAGAAGGTATTTTATGGTATACTATAGAGACACTACAGGAGTTGATTGACCATGTCACTAACACTAGAGGAAGTTAAGGAACGCCTCTTGAAAACCTTTGACCCAGACGACCTGCTGGAGGCCCTGCAGATAACCTCAGAAGAGCTTCTGGACAGGTTTGAGGACAAACTAATCAATAGACTGGACGTGTTTGAACAAGAGCTAGAGGAAGAAGATAATGAGTATTGATGAAGCGACTCCTGAAGACTGGGACACGGTTACTGCACTAAACAACTTGTCCATTAGGAAGCCAAAGAAGGTAGACCCTGTGGAAAAACCTGACCACTACAACAAAGGAGCAATCGAAGCCATCGAAGCAATCAAAGCGTC